TAGCCGTTATACTGCTCAACACCGTGAAGATCAGCGGTGTCTACGTTGTAACGAACCTCATAGGCATTGCTGCCATCACAATCTGTAGTAACAAGGATAGTTCCGCGAGGATCTTCCGTTGTTGCAGTTTGTGGGTCTGTATCAGGTCCAGCTACAAACGTAAGCGGTTCAACTGTGACAAAGTAATTAGCAGCACCACCACTAGGAGTACTATCAGGAGAAATTCCCATAGCTCCATATTTGGCAACAGTACTAGTTGCTTGATCGTCATCAGTAGTTGCCGTGTCACTATCTACAGTTGCAACTCCAGAAGAGCCAGCAATTACGATAGAGATTCCAGCAACATCCGTAGAACCAACTACAACAGTAGCAGTTGAAGTTCCCGAAGTAGCCGTAGTAACTACTGAATTAACTCCAGTAATTTGTCCAGCTACAGGTGATGGAACTACACAATCAGTTCCAGCAGCAAATCGGGTTGCATCTACTTCAACAGCAACTTCTACTGGATCAACAGGCATACTTACATCGTTTTCGGTGTAAGAAAGAATCTTCTGGGCCTTATAAGGAAGACCAAGACGATCTGACCAACCGATATCAACAGTATCTCCAGAAGCTCCAGAAGCAATAGCCATTGAATCAACGTACTTAAATGCTTTGTTGCCATGAATAACAGTGGTTCCAGAAAGAGTAAGACTCTCTTGCATCCTTTGACCAAGGTAGTCACGACCACTAATCGTGCATACATGGTTTGAACCACCAGAACCCGTAGCAACAAGACACCGCCCATAAGTAGCGTCAATCATGCCAGCAGTTGAGGTTAGTGAAGTTGAACTACCATCGAAAGTAGTTTTGTAATCGGAACTGGTATAAGAAGTGTCACTATTAGTAGCACTTACTCCATCCCAAATTCCGTCAGCATCAGCAGCAGCCGGACTTCCGAGTGCTACAATATGTACATCACCTACTACATCAGCAGCAAATTCCATATTAGGAACGTACTGACTAATTGAACGTGGGTAATAATCTTGAATGACCTTAGACATAATTATTCTCCATTATCTGCGGTCTGTATGACAGATGGACGAGTCTTTCGTCCACGACTAGTTAGTTGCTCCGATCTAGATTTAAGAGAAGCCTGTCCAGCATTACCAACAACGTCACCGCTGTTCATATCTACTAAGTCAGCACTCTTATCGAAACCAAGGCGTTTTAGTTCTGGTTCATCGCGTACACGAATAGAAGCTCCATTAGGAAAGTAAACCATCCAGCCAGCATCTTCTTTTACTATTTCAGATTCGAAGCCGCCCGAAGGTTTACCATCATCGTCAACACACATCTTAAATACTTCGTGTTCAACTTTGCCTTCTAGTTTGTGTACTTCATAACGAGGTCTAATATTAGACATCCCCTTCAACCTCCATATTACGAGTTAATAAGAACTGCATGGGTACGGAAAGCCTTCCACAAGCACCACTGACCTTGCCAAACAATACGGCGACCATGAGCATCAATCGTCCAAGGAGCGACTAACTCTTTCACCTTCATGTTGACATGCTTCAGAATGTGCAAGCGAATGTACTTGCTGTTAATGAAGTAAGCCTTGTTAACAGGGCAATCTTCATCATAAAGCATTGGAATTGCTTGGTGTTTTACGCCAGCAAATCCCAAGTCCATCATCTTCTTACCAGAATTAGATTCCGACAAGTTGATAACAACTTTATCCCGTACTGCTGTACGATAGTGCCTATAAAGATTTCTACCGCAAAGGATCAAGTCAGGCTTGTCACCTTTAAGCGTTAGATCCATAAGCATATCATCAAAGGCTTCTTCAATGTTCGTTGAATCCAAGTTACCATTGAAGTCATAAGCCGATGTACGCCACTGGCTTTCACTAGCACGATTAATATTACCAACCGTACCTGTTGTCGGATCATCTGGAATTAGAGTAGTAATACCATTTGGGTCCGTACCAGCAGAAGAACCGTAAAGATAAGCACTGAACTTCTCTTTAATTGACTCTTCCAAGACATCAATCTTGGCTTTCATCAATTTAAAGATTTCAGCCGTACCACGGTTCTCATCTTCTTCTTGGTCGGAGATTACAACAGAACCAGCAACACGCGACCAGTTATATGTAACTGTGTCGAATTCGCTAGTTTGAGCAATCGGCAGTTCATCGTAGTATTCATACGACGAAATGTTTGGGTTACGTCCGAGAGTCAACGGATTCGTGATCTCGTGACCACCATCTTCAAATTCCACCCGATTGTTCGCAAAAGCCCAAGCCATAAGAGCATTAGACTTAATAGAAGCCATGATGAGCTTCTTACGAGAACGTGTCAGCGTGGAGTTCAAGACAGTTGCAATTGGAGTGCTTGCCATCTTTTTCTCCTAGATTTGAATGTTTGCATCCCTCATACTCTGACGAATTATGTCATCATATGAGGTTCCGACATCAGCAATATCTGCTGTGTCTGTGACATTCTGGACGGGAACATTTCCACCAGAAGGAAGCGTCTGTTGCGTATTAACTTCTGGAGTTTGTTGTGCTTGTTGCTCTTGTTGAGCTAACGTCTCCAGAGGAACTCCAAAATCCAGCCCCTTCTCTAGATAGAAGTTTTTTAACTTAAAATACGCAGCTTCTGGTGATAAGTTTTGGTCAGTTTCTAGAAGCCGGGCCAAAGAGCCTTCGTGGACTTGAGCATCAGGATATTGTGACATGAAGTTATTATAAACTTCCATAGCCTTTTGCTGTTTTTGTTCCGAGTCAACTCTTTGTTGTCTATCTTGTACTAATGGTGAAACCGCTTCATTTACCATTTGTTTTATGGCTGCTGCATCTACTCCACCAGTAGCAACATCATCAAGATTATGTCCTGCTGCTTGCGCTTGTGTCAATAAATATTTGACTGTGTTAACAGGATCATCTTTGAAAGATTTAACTAATTGTGCGCCAGTTGTAAGTTCTTCTGGGGTTAGTTCGTATTGTGTTCCCAAAGTACCAGCACCATTAATAGCTTCCAACTGTGATTGTAGTTGCTGGACTTGCTGATTTAATGTGCCGTTTTGTTGCTTCTGGACTTGTAACTGTTCGTAAAAGCGGCGTTCTTTTCCACCTTTAGCTACTACATTTCCTTCTCTATCAACTAGGTCTTGGGGACCACGATTTTGTTGTTGTTGAGGCTCTGTTCCAGTGCCATCGTCACTACTTTGTCCACTATCGGCTTGTTGTGTTTCTGGACTAGCATCTTGCGCCTCCGAAGTATTAACTTCTGTCGTTTCTTCAGTAGTCGGTTCATCTAACGAAGCTCCTTCTCCTATTGAATCAAGGATAGCTTCATCGGTACTTAGTTCTTGTTCAGCCATGATTAAGTCTTCCCCTTATTGCATTGGCGGTTGTTGTTGCATCTGCGCCATTGCAGCTTGCAACGCTTCTTGTGGAGGCATTCCACTATCAATAGCTTGCGCTACTTGAGCTTTAACCTCCGTTGGTAAT